CTGCATCTGCTGCAACATAGCTTAGAGTGTCTCCTGATACTAACCATCCAAGGCAAGTGTATAACCCGTTCTGTGGTGGGATTAATACCCCTCTTTTTCCATAGACCGCCGTTGCGTTCTTCCTAACATAAATGTTTCCAGTAGTGTGAAAATTCTGAATAAAAACTATATGGCTTCCAGTTGCGACTACTGTAGCAGCAACAGAAGAAGCAGTAACAAATGCCATTTCTTCCCAGATATATTCCATATTATTAGTAACCAGTTGCGCTTCAACAGCCAGGATATTAACCGATATCTGGTCAACCTTCGTGTTTATCTCCGCTAACTGGGCAAGGATTGCAGCCGCCGAGGCTTCGGTTACGTTGGATGAAGTGTATCCGGGATTGGTAGGGGTAAATAAAGGGTTTCCGGATGCATCATATAGGACCGACACTCTATCGACAAACAAAGTTATGTTGGCCGTTAACGTAATATTCGTTGCTACTGAATTAGTAATTCTTATCGTAGCTTTTTCTGCATAAGGCTTGATGAAGTATATGATATCTTCTGTAATCGAAGCAGTAGCGACTACCGTACCTCCAATTATTTCAGCGTATCTGATCTCTATTGTTGGGCTACCAGAGCTTACCGATTGCCTGTTATACAGTATTCCATGGAATTTAGAGACATCATTTATCACTAAATCCACGTAGCTACTTGTCGCTATTGATTCTTTATTGTACTCATATTCCCTAAGGTACTCAGACTCTTCTTGTCTAGTTTTAGGATAGAAAGTATGCATACTTTCTGCTGCCGAAGCAGCTCCATACATAAAGACAAAGACTATTGCCAACAAATATTTATTCATAAGTAATTCCTCCTTAAGCGTTTGGATATGCCCCTTCTGAACCATTATTTCCGTCCTGCCGATAGAAATCTAAACTTTTTGCTTTTTTAACTAAACTTTTTGCTTTAGATGCTATTCTTAATGCTTTTTCTTCTTTCACTTTTAACTCGTCGCACATATCTTCTGCTGTGCGGTATGTAATCGCTTCTATCCATCTTTTTTCAAGGTCTACCGTAGACGCAGACGTATCAACTGATGCTGATTTTTTTATCCTAATATAATGCAGGTCATAAGTACTGCTATCAGGCGTTGGCCATAAATAAACGTCAGGGTCTTCTTTGTTTTCTACATAGCAATGAGTCGGGACTCCTTCATCTGCTTTTTCCTCGATTAATCCATAGTATTGTGATTCATTTAGTTGGATTAATGGAGGCAAATCAGACGACCCATCGTTTATATAGGCCATAATAACTTCTAACGTTCCGGAGGCTGTGTCATAGCAATTATCTCCATCCGTCAAGTCCATCGAGGTTTTTTCTATCTGAGACCCTCTGTATCCGTCATTATGCAAGTCCTCAATGACAGATTGTATAACGGTTCCTACTTGTGAATACTGTGCTGTAGTAGGAGTTTGATTAACAGAAATAACTCCACATATATTAAGGACTCTTTTGGCTATATCGTTTCTGTTCTGTGTCCAGGCCATCTATTCTCCATGTAATGTCCGGGGCTAGTTTCCCAGCCCCGGACGTATTTGTTACTGATAAAGTAATAGCTTATAGTTCGTTCCACTTATATTGACAGTAACGCATCTATTCGCTGTCACAGACACCGTTCCAACTGCGGCAGCTGGACTTATTTTGATATTAGTAAAATTGAGAGTAGTGGCCGCAGAGCTTCCGAGGGTTATTCCGTCAGCATATCCACCATTTATGTCAAAATTGGTTCCCTCTACTTCGATGGCTCCCGCTGTCAATTTCCCTCCAAGGGTGAAAGCATTAATAGTAGTAATAGTTGCCGTGCTTGCGGAAATATCTCCGTTAACGTCTAGCTCTGTGCCAGAAGCCGGAACCTTGTTTATCCCAACCCCAGCAGTACCGTAATCAAACACAATACCGTTAATGGTAGAGGTGTTTTCATAACGAAAATCAATATCTTGCTTATCTTCGTTGAAGATAATTTCACTACCGCCAAGTCCGATATATTCTCTTTCCGTTCCCGCGGTAATAACATCAATGTCAAACGCCGCGTCTTCACTTCCAGTACTGACATCAGTGGCTTCTACTAATATCCTAGCCATTTCTTTTGCATTAGCAGAATCAGTGTCAGAATAGAAAGTGATCGCTGTTATATCATCATTGTCAGCAGGACTAGCCGAATCCTTCTGGAATCTTAATTCTGCTCCGGTTGCACCAGCGTTAGTGTTAACGATTTTTACTAGGGGGTTAGATGATACTGAGCTAGTATATGTAGTCGCACCAGTAATTGTTTGTGCCCCAGAAGTCTCAATCGTTCCCCCAAATACTGTACCGACAGCCCCCTTATCTATTGAAACTTTACCAGATGAATTAATCCCAATCGTTTGGATTGCCGCACCATTAGTACTTCTTCCATACTGGTCTTTTCCAGCTCCTATAATTGGAACATCGGTATCTGCGGTAGATAACGCTAATGCAATATTAGAAAGCAACATCAGCGCTACTGAAAGCGCAATAATAATTTTATTTCTTTTCATTATCCTGAACCTCCTTTACCTTAGATTTAACTAAATCAACATCTTCTGGCTTGATCCCAGATAAATGATTAATAACCGGAATATTTAGTGACTTAGCCGCATCGATTACGATGGTTGACTTTACTCCCAATTCTTTAGCAATAGTGTTTACTCGAATAATTTCATTTTGCTGCGGAATTGGTTCTTTTTCTTTAATCGCTACTCTCACTATTTGTCCTTTTGGTAAAACGTCGATAATTTCATTTACTTTTTTGATGATATCGTTTATCCCAATGATTAGTAGTTTAGTAGCTTGAACATCCTTTGGTGATAATTCTTTTAACTTATCCATTATTGCTCCTTTTTATCTTATACTGGCGATGTTATTGCCGTAGTTATTCCAGCCGGGGAAATATCCCAAAGAACAGCGGCTATAGTAAATTCGCAGTCATCATCCAGGTTGCTAATGTCTGGAACAGTTATAGTGATATAATAATCGTCCTCATCCATTAACAGTGAATCATCAGATTCGATAACGACTCCTGTACTATTCAACTGACCTGCATTACCGAATGCTGTAGCGGATGTATTCGTTCCATCTGTATATCCAATGGTTACAATATCGCTGGTATCATCTGCATCAGTTACGATAGTCGCAACCTCCCTAACGAAATGATGCTTGCTTAATTTTCCTATTTTGAAACTATCTCCATCTACAGGAGTGACTCCATCTATAGGGCTAGTTAAGTCTGTTCCGATAAATCTTCGAGTAAATAGAGCTATCCCACCAAAGAACTTACTTTTTGCCGGATAACCTTTATATGCTTGAGTGCATAAATTATGTATTACCATATATGTTCTCCTTAGTTTTTATTTATTATTACCAATTAAGAAATGGTAATATTGCTTAAAGCTCTTCTTGCTACGACTAAATTAACTGAACCGAAATCATATGCGTTGTATTGAGGCTTAATAACTCCAAATATTGAAAAATATCCCCAGCCTTTTTCCTGCGAAGTATAAGCAGGTTTTTTTGCTTCTACAGTAGGCCGTTTAGCCCAGGCAGAGGCTAAAGCTCCTTGCCCTAAAATGTGGCACTTAGCATATGGGATACTTGAAGTATTCGACCCAATCCCGATGTTTTCATGTGCGAAGATAATGAATTGGTTCCATACTGCCCATGCTCCGGTGAATATTGGGTTGTCTTTCCCTCTATTAAGTGCTTCGCGTCTTGCTTGCTGGATTGTAGTATCGTTTTCCCAGTCTGAAAGAGCATCACTATGAACCAAAACGACCCAGAAATATTGACCATCAACTCGAACAGGTTTAACAGGGTATACTCTTCGGTTGAATCCGGTAACTAACATAGGCTTAATATCAGTTAAAGTTTCCGGGCTAATCTTGTCAGCAGCAGTTACGGCATTTACCGCAGTCGCTATAGTTGACGTAGCTGTTAACGTTCCAGCCGTCTTATACAAACAAATAGTATTTGTTGTATCAAGCGCGGTAAAATATTCTTTATCCATCTTTTCCGCTGCTCTTTGAGTTAGAGAGTTATACATTGTATCTGGCATATCATAAAAAGCTCTTTGCTCTGATATCATTGAAGAGTTCGCTATACCAAAATTTTTCTCATCAACAGTCACGTCATCATTGAAAGTTATTAAATCCTCTTCGTTCCCATCAACTTTAGTTCCTGATGGCAAATATCCGTCATCACCTCTGGCAACTATTCCAATGGTTATTTTGTCACCCTTTGCTTTGGTGAGATCCTCGAACTCCTGGATGATTCCATCTCCTGATTTACTAATGAACTTGCTAGTAAAAAAAGAGTCCTTATAAACATCCATATTTAATTTTTTGTGCCAAATCTTAGCGGTACGTGAATCGCTTGTTCCCATATTAAGATCACTCATTGTATGCCTCCTTATTTGTTTTTGTTTTTATGCTCGTTTAATTCCCTTTGCAATTCTTCGTAGGTCATATCATCAACTGATTTCTCATTGTTTTTTGAAGATGACCCGCCACTAATTACCGGACGCTGACTAGCAATCTTTTGGATTTTTTTTCCGACCTCATCAGGAGCGGTTGATAATTCCTTTATTTTTTCATCTCGAATCCTGATTTCTTTAATAAACCTTGCTTTCTCAGCTAGTCCGATAATGTCTTCTGCCTTGATGTATCTCCATTCGCCTCGTTTGAACTTTCCAATAACCTTCTCTGTTTCTGCTGGATTCAGGCCGAATTTGATTCCATCTTGTCTGATTACTTCCGGGATATCTTTGTCCAACAAATCCGCGAAATCAGGAACTTTGCTATACACAGCCTGCTCCGCAGCAATAAACCTTTTTTCAGCGGCAATCCTATCAAGCTCTATTTGGTTTTTTACTTTATCTGAAACAGTTTTATTGTATTCATCAGGATTGTTGTAAAAGTTATCTTTTAGCTCAGTTTCTTTAGCTTCCAGATCAGATATCCTTTGTCTTAGCTCTTGCTCCTTTTGTGAAAACTCAACTTCTTTTTTCCTAGAAGAACCTATCTCGGCATTCCTTTTATTGATAAATTGTTCTTTGTGCCAAAGTTGTTCCTCTTTGGATCGGATAACAGATATTTGTTCGTCAGACCATCCCTTTTCCTTATAGGTTGTATCATCAAAAACAAATTCTTCTTTTTTATCATCTGCGGTTTGTTCAGGAGTTTTTTCTCCTGACGGATTATCTTCTATATTTTTTTTGTCATCTTCTGGCTGAGTTTTTTCAGGTGCTCCAGTAGCTTCTGACTTAATACGAGATAATTCAGCAGTCAAATCTGTATAATCCATATCTTTCACTTCTTTTTCTATTACTTCTGTAGCCATTTAATTCTCCCTGGGCTTCCGTTTAGGAAGGTGTTCCCTATAAGCTAACTCCCGGCGCAAGAGATTCTTGTGGTATTCCGGATTGTTGCTCGTTATCAGCTTTGTTTTTAATTAAGGTCTTCAGTATTTCCGTCTGATATTTCATCTCGTTTTGTTTAGCAGCAGCCTGGCTGGAAGCAGCTAACTTCATTTTTATCCGATCCTTGTATCTCTTCGCTAATCCAGGAGCTAAGGTTATTAGTTCTTCCATCGGAGCATCCGGCCGGCCTCTAAACAAATCAGACAAAATAATATAGTTGCTTATCATTGTCGTTGGGCTACTCTGGCTTTCAGAGACAACAAGGTCATATTTCGTTAACTCAATATTGGCTAATAGTTTTAATAGTTTTTCTCGCTGAATTTTATCTGCCATCTGTTGAATCTGGTCAAATAATGGTTTTAGTTCAATGGATATTTGTCCTTCTGCTTTTTCCATTTGTTGCTGGATTAAGGGTAAGTTTTGTGAAGATATTAAGCCGAATACTTTACCAGCTTGTATCGCTTCTTCTGGCGTAAACTTAGGGTATAAATCCCTACCTTGATTATCTGACAACATACTATTCTGATTATTTTCTGCTATCCTTAATAATTTTTCAGGAGAATCTACTATCTGAATAGCTTCTACAATAAGTAACGCCACTCTTCTTTTTGACAAAGATAAGTTATCGAATAAGTATTCATTTCCAACCAAACCTTGTCTTTGCTTATGAGCCATAGCAATCCCAGATTCAGCGCCACCAGACCCACCCAGCATTTCGGGGTAAATATTCATTATAGTGTTTATTTTTTCTGAACTTAATTGAGACGATGCAACAACCTCAGAGGGGTACTTTACCCCCTGAAATTCGTACATGTGTTCCTTAAACCCAGCCGCGAATTTAGCAATAAATCCTGGGCTGTTATGATTTAATACAAAATCGTTATAATCTTTTATGGTTTCGAAGGCCTCAGAAGAAAATCCAAACCCATAGGTACACATTTTGTTGATAATATCAATTATCTGAGAATGCCTTTTGTTCAGCTCTCTTTGAGGGTCTTTAGCTTCATGTATTTTTCCCCACCAATAATCACCAACCTTGTTAGCGTAAAACGGGACAATATTGATCTCAGAAAAGAGGGATTTCTCATCAGACAAAAGAACATTGCCAGCGAAGACAGTTATCTGAATATGATAGCGAACATCGATTATTTTCTTTAATTCTTCAATCTTCAGTGCTTTATTAATGTCTGAATCGCTCATTCCAGCAGCATTAAAATAAAAATTATCCCTGGCATTAAATAAAATCGGGGTGCGTTTATAAACCTTACTTTGGACTTCAATCACTTTGTATTCTTTTTTTGAAATATCAACCAGATCGCTGTCTGTATCAGTTACATAAAGAGATAATTGCTCGCCATTCCCGGTGTACCTATCATTTTTCCTAAGTGCTTCTTTCTTTCTTTCTTTAACTATCGCGTAATCTTTTTCTATTTCTTCCGCTTTTTCTGGGTATAACTCTATGAGCTTGCCCATACTTAAATTTTCTTCTATGTAAGCATACTCCGAGTCTCTCCCATCCATCTCCATATGAGTGCCAAACCCACAATTTTTCCAATATTTATTACTAACAGATACCTCTCCAACATCAGTCTTAGAGGCAACAATTTCTACTCTCATGCACCCTAGTCCGACCCTGACCATGTCATCAAAAGTTCTAGTCTCTTTATGGTCATAGTTATTCTGTTGACAGATATTTTTAATACGAACATTTATTATGTCAGCTGCTTCTTCATCCCCTCCCTCGGTTGGGAGCATAGAGATATCGGTCCTGTTCTGTCGCTGATGGCCGGATAGCATATCGCACTTTGGTTTTATCTCATTAATTGTCAAACAGGCTCTTTTTTGTAGCTTTAAAGAACTTCTATCGGCTGCAGACCATTGGTTCCCAATATAAAATTCTTCTGATTCTTCTCCATCAGTAGTTGCGTCTGAGGAAATATCTTTTGCTGTTTTATATTTAGTATGTGCCTGGGAAACTATTTGACTATCTGTTAAAACTTTTTCTTTCTTCTCAATAAGTTCAATTTCCTCGATATCATGATCGTGGTCCATTACTTTTTGAACAATAACCTTGCCTGTTTTGTCTGGTTTTACTGGATGTTTATGTCCGGCATCCTCAGACGTGATCCCAGAACCATCAGGAAAAAAGTAGACAACGTGATAATGTTTTCCTATTTTGAATATTTTCCCGTTAGAACTTGTCTTCTTTAACATTTTTCCCCAATAAAAAAGGCGGATAAGGATTTTGTCCTTGTCCGCCTCTATGCTTTCGCTAATAGTCAGCTAATTACTTATATGTTTCAGTTACTTCACATTGTTTATGTATTAGTTTCCCGTCTTGTATCTTTACTTGTATGATAACAGTCGCAAAATCTAGCTCCTGTTCGGAGGCTATTTTACCCGCAAATTCAAAAGCCTTCCTTCTTGTTTCATTCATCTTTCTATCCTTACTATACAAAATATAAAAACTAAAATCAAGCTATTTCGATTTTGTCAATATTGTTTTTCGTATCTTTTCCTTTTCATGTCTATCAATCAAGTCTATTCCGTCTGCTAAGTTTCTGCGCATGACTACCTCCAAGGAATCAACAATCATTTCTAATCGTTTTCTAGCCTCAAATAATAAAATATTAGCTTCTTTTAGTTCTTTCATATTCAAATCAGTGATCCTTACTAGCTGGAATAAATGAAACAATTTCGCAGTGGTTTTATCAAATTCAGTAAATTCTTCTGATACTCTATCCATTTTAGTTTTTTTCATGCGCTTAGAAAACTCCTTCCATCCTCTATTGCTTCGTGATATCGTTCGGCAGTATCAACTATATTTTGCTTTATTACTATATCGTCGAAATCCATGCTCATGGCACACACATCAGCTAGCCCAGTACTTCTTCCTAGCTCTTTCCTTAGGTCTGGCTTAGATATTATCTGTAAAGGGACTTTATCGCTAATAAGTTTTATCGCGTTTAATTCCCCCTTTAACCTCATGTTTTCCGGGAAAGACATAGCAACGGCATTAACGCTATTCGCAAGTTTCATAAACAATTCTGCTCTTTTATTCTTAAAGTTTTCTTCTTTAAATGTCTGCCCATCATTAAAGTTTACTTTCCTTACTTTTTCCCCATAATCCTTTACTAGCCCATCATATACTCCTTTCCCTATCCCTATAGCATCAACACCTATCCTGTCAGGATTATAAATCGTAATAAATTCTTTGCAGAAATCTATGTTTATATCAGTGTCTACACATTTCCTCTCAGCAAATTCTAGCCATTTCATTCCTTGTCTAACTCCAATTACGCTATTATCTCCACCCATCCCAGGATCAAAAGTTAATATCTTTGGTTCTTTATTGTAGGTTTCGGGCTGTAACTCTAAATTGAAACATTCACATATTCTTGAGAACCTCATTATCGTATCGTTATCTTCTAAAGGAGGCAAACCATCAACAAATACCCGGTATAAGTTAGGATAATTTTTATATTCGTTCTTTATCCTATCTTTTGACTCCTGAGTAATTATATTGCTTGAATCAAGATTAAACTGTATAGGCAACCAATATTCACTTACCCAGGCATCATTCGGATAGGAATCGTTATTCGTAGGATTACCAATTATTATTGCTAAATTTACTTCTTTAGTTAAGGTTGTGGTTAACGCTTGATATACTATTCTTGGAACTCCCCAGCCCTCTTCTATCACGATTAACTGATATGGGCTATGATACCCTTGTAACGCGTCAGCATTAACATTTCCATTGCTTGCTTTACTAGTTCTCGCTAACATTACACACGTCGATGACCACTTATCCTTTTCTATTCCAACTTTCTTATAAATCCTATCTCTTTGCTTGCCTAGAAAATTCCACGGAATACTTGCCTTGCCCAATATCCGGAAACTCTCATCAATTAATCCCTGTATACTCCTAAACAAAATATCAACAATCTGGTCAAACTTTGGCGCAGTTGTCATGTTCAACTGATCTCTACCATAAAAGCACATGAAATGTATTATTATGGCCGCAACGCCAGCGCTCTTCCCGGGCCCCTTACAGCTCCTTACGACGATCCCCAGCAACTTAGCATATTTCTTGTCTTTATCGCTCTGTTCCTCTTTGGCTCCATCAGCTATCCTGCTTGCCTTCTGCTTCGCCAGGATTACTTCTTGATAGGTTTCCCATAGCTTAACCTGCTGATGGTCTATTTTAAATTTGCTATCCGGATGCCCAAAACATAATTGATCTTTGGAAAACGCTACACAATCATTAGCGTAATAATCAATCATTTTATCAACGTTTTCTTCTTCTTGTTTATTCATTTCTCTCCTGTAACCTGCAACTAGTAAAACTCCTACACCTTCCGTCACTTAACCTCAGGAAACAACTAGCCTTCCCTATCCCACAGATCGGTAATACTCCAGCAGGTATTAATATCTCTTTAGCTGCCTTCCTTACCACTAAACAATTCCACCTTCGCACAAGTGCTCTATCTCCGCCTCTGTAAACTCCTCTCCTAGAAATCCCATGTGCCCTCCTCATCCTCTCTTGCTTCCTTAGAAACACCATCCATTTGTATGCTCCAATACATACCACAATATCGTAAGGTATCCACCAAATAAAATAACCGAATAATACTCCACAACCACCCTCGCTATAAGACTTTCTCTTATTCTTTCAATAACCCTGTTAATCACTACCCTTTTCGCCTCCCTACGCTTTATCTCTTCATTCGTTACTGTAAAGTTAATCTCTTCTCTCATGCCTTACTCCTTCCTTGCCTTCTATTATGTTCTACAACATTTTTACAAAGGGACCGTATAGATACTCCTGTCCTCTGCTGTCAAGGTATACCCCCTACCCCCCCCCCAGCCTCACCATATCATAAACATTATTATGCGACACTGTAACCTTGTATCCTTACTACTGACTGTCTCTCAGCTCATTACGATAACTATATCTGTTACGTAGTACTCGCATTATCGTGCCAAGCACTACAGGTAGCGGTATCATACATCTACTACCTTATCCGGATGTATAGCTCGACGACTAATCCGATCAATGCTAGCCGCTATGATATCCACGTTGCTGGTACTCTGGCCTCTCTCTAGCCTCTCTAAGTTGTGCAGAGTGGAGAGCATCAACGCCAGGTCTTTACAGGGGGCACGGCTCAAATCCTGCTGCCTGATAGCATCAACGACATCAATCTGCAGATCGGCCAGGACATTAGCCCTGGCAGCGCGGAACGCCTCAACTATCGGGAGAGCATGGGATAACAGCCCAGGAACAGGCTCCGGATCGGGGCTCTTATCGTTAGCCTTATCTATGTTAGGAGTGGTAGCGATATCCGACGATATTGTTGCAGTAGAGCAGATATTGTTATCTGGGTGAGTATTGGTATTAACAGACGTGGGTATGCGCCTAGTAGCTGCATCGTTACGAGGCACCGGGACTAATCGCGGCTCGGATAGTCTGGCGGCTGCATGAGCAGCGCGGTTAGCAGCGCGTCTGGCCTCTCGTGTAGCGGATCGTTGCTGTGCAGGGGTTGTGATTGCCTTGTCGGACAGTGGATCATCCATAACACAGATTATGAGTTATCCACAGGCTGATGTCAAGCGGTGTCGGGTTATCCACAGGGTTACAGGCTCTTGGGATGGAGATCGATGGATACGAGGGATGAGTACCAGGGGGACAGCACTCACATCATCCTGGGCGGCGGATGAGTGAGCTGCGGGAGCCCTGAGCGGGGCTATGTGTAAAAGATAATTATATATTAAGATTAGATAAGAGAGAGGATCAGCCCTAAAAACTCTATTTTTGCTTGTAGCTATCAACACATACTCAGCTGCTGTGCATGCGCTGCAACCCTGATTAATACGATCAAATACAGGAAATACAATTACATTCCTTGCGCAGTAAAATCATGTTATAATACACACATGAACAAAACAGATTATGTTGATAAATCAACGGGGGAAATCAAGAGGAGGTGGAACAAAGTGTATAAATCAAAGAATATGGAATTTATCAAAGATAAAGACCTGAATTGGACCTGCAAGGGGTTGCTATACTTTTTGCTATCGGCTGGGGAGAATGGCTATTGGATCGGACGGCATAAATATTTGAGCAACACACTTGGAATCCAATATCAGAGTGTAGGCAAGTACATTAATCAATTAATCAAGAAAGGATATCTTGAAAAATGCGACCTCAACGGCCAGCCAGGCTACCGGATCACACCAAGCCTGGCAGAGTAAGGACCTACATAGATACATCGTTAATTGATCACGGCTGGAAGAAACCAAATAACACTTGACATACCCAACGGTGGGGTAGCATAATGTAAGAGTAAGATCAAGTTTGGCCTCCCGTTGGAGGAGGCCGGAGAAAGAAGAAAAAGGGGAAAGGTATGTTCATAATTAGAGATCGT